GAATTTATCGGACATAAAGAGTTCGAGATAAAAGTAAATAGTGTTTCTCAGGCAGTAAGTTTTTTAATACATAATTTTCCAGAAGTAGAACGCTTTATGAGTCCTAAGTATTATCAGGTAAAAGTTGGTAATTATGACATTGATGAAAGCGAATTAGCATATCCTGTAGGACAGGAAGATATACATTTTATTCCAGTGATAAGTGGTGCTGGTAGAGGTTTTGGAAAAATATTATTAGGTGCTGCATTAATAGGAGCATCATTTTTCTCGTTTGGAACTTCAGCAGGATTAGGGGTGGCTTTTTCTAAAGGATTTGCAAAAGTTGGATTGATTCAGAAAGGATTGTTTGGAATAGGTGCTGCTTTAGCATTATCTGGTGTTTCTGATTTATTATTTCCATTACCAGAACCACAAAAATTTAATTCAGAGGAAGATCCACAATTATCTTTTAATTTTAGTGGAGTGCAAAATACATCAAGGGCTGGTACTCCTGTTCCAATAGTTTATGGTGAAATAATTACAGGAAGTGTTGTAATAAGTGCAGCAGTTGACACTAATCAGGTAGAAGCATGACAGACGAAACTAAACTTATCAAAGGTGCTGGTGGAGGCCCACCAAAACCACCCCCACCTCCTTATCGTGCTCCTGATACTTTACATAGTAGAAGTTTTGCTACTATCCAAGATCTAATATCTGAAGGCGAAATAGAAGGGTTTGCTAGTGCATCAAAAGAAGGCCTTACAAAAGGAACTACAGCTTATGATAATGCAAGTCTAAAAGACGTATTTCTTGACGATACTCCGATACTAAATTCAACAGCTACAAGTGCTAGTCCTGCTGACACTGATTTTAACTTTCAAGATGTAACCTTTAAATCTAAGTTTGGAACGTCAAACCAAACTGCGATGAGTGGTATTCCTGCTGAAAGCAGATCACCTACTGCTGTTGGAGTTACTGTGACCACCTCTGCTCCTGTTACCAGACAAGTTACTAATACAGATGTAGATGCAATTATTGTCACCTTAACTTGGCCTCAGATACAGGTAGCTGAAGATGACGGAGATATTCGAGGAGATACTGTTGAATATAAAATACAGGTTCAATATAATTCTGGTGGATATACAGATGTTATAAGTACCTCTGTTAGCGGTAGAACAGCAGATGCTTATGCTAGAGATCATAGAATAAATGTTACAGGTGCTTTTCCTGTAGATGTAAGAGTAGTTCGAGTTACAGCAGATAGCACAGAGTCAGCGAGAGTAAATGCTTTTGAATTTACTAGCCTTCAAGAGGTTATAGATAACAGTTCTACTTATACTAATAGTGCTTATGTTGCTCTTCGTTTAGATAGTAAACAATTTAATCGTATTCCTACAAGAAAATATCGTATTAGAGGAGTAAAAGTAAGGATACCTGGAGCAGGGGCATCAAGTTCTGGTACTCCTACTGTTGATAACGCAACTGGCAGAATAGTTTATCCAAGTGGTTATATATTTAATGGAGTTATGGGTGCTGCTGTTTATACAAACTGCCCTGCGATGTGCTTACTTGATTTGCTTACAAATACTAGATATGGTCTGGGAGATCACGTTACTGATAGCAATTTAGATTTATTTAGTTTTGTAGCAGCAAGTAAATTTGCAAATGAAGAGGTAGACGATGGAACAGGATCAGGTGCAAAAGAAGCTAGATTTAGTTGTAACGTTAATATTCAGAGTCCAAAAGAAGCATTTGCAGCAATAAATGATTTAGCTGGTGTTATGAGATGTATGCCGATATGGTCTGCTGGATCTGTAACCATATCTCAGGACAAGCCAACAACAGCAAGTTATCTATTTAATTTAGCAAATGTAGGTGAAGGTGGTTTTGCATATTCAGGTAGCAGTTTGAAAACTAGACATAGCGTTGTCTCTGTGAGTTACTTCAACATGGACTCAAAAGAAGTGGATTTTGAGGTCGTAGAAGATAGCACCGCTATAAGTAAGCTAGGCACAATCGTTAAGCAAGTGAAAGCATTTGCGTGTACCTCCCGTAATCAGGCTGCAAGATTAGGTCGTGCAATACTTTTTGCCGAGCAAAATGAAAGTGAAACAGTCACATTTTCTACTTCAATAGATGCAGGAATTGTTGTTAGACCTGGTTCCGTTATCGAAATAAATGATCCAGTAAGAGCAGGAGCAAGAAGAGGTGGCCGAGTTGTATCTGCAACAACCACAACTATTACTATTGATGCTTTAGAGCAAACAGGCTTGCCAGCATTAAATGATAATCCAACAATAAGTGTAATTTTGTCTGACGGGTCAGTTGAATCTAAAAGTATATCTGATATTACAGGAGCAGTTTTAACAGTAAGTTCTGCTTTTTCTTCTGCACCAAATGTAAATGCACCTTATCTAATATCTAGTACAACATTACAAACTCAGTTATTTAGAGTTATTCAAGTTGAAGAACAAGATGATATTAATTATGTAATTACAGCTTTATCTTATGTTGAAGGCAAATATGCGTTTATCGAAGATGGAACTGCTTTACCAACAAGAACTATATCTATATTAAATCAACCAGCTAGTCCTCCAAGCAACTTAACAGTCACAGAGCAGACAGTTGTTATAAATAGTATTGCTAGAAGTAAACTTATCGTTGATTGGCAACCTGTAGTTGGTTCTACTCAATATCTTGTAAATTACAAAGTTGAGAATGGTAATTATGTTTCTCAAACTGTATTTAGTAGTGACTTTGAACTCTTAGATACTGTAAAAGCAACTTATTCATTTCAAGTATTTTCATATAATGCTTTAGGAGAAATATCTACTAATCCAACTGAAACAACATTTACTGCTCAAGGTAAAACTGCATTGCCAGATAATGTACAGAATTTAACTATTGAACCTATAAATGAACAGTTCGTAAGATTGAGATTCAAGCAAGCCACTGCTATTGATGTTTTACATGGTGGTCGAGTATATGTCAGACACTCTAATCAAACTGGAAATAATGCAACCTTTCAATCTTCTCAAGATATAATTGAAGCTGTAGCTGGTAATGCTACAGAAGTTATAGCTCCATCATTAGAAGGAACTTATCTTCTTAAATTTCAAGATGATGGCGGTAGATTTAGTGCTGTTGAAGCAAAAACTACCCTTTCGGTGGTAAATCTTTTAGATTCTGCTGTTATTAAAACTGATAGAGAAGATACTGATGGAACACCATATAATGGAACTAAATCAAATGTTGTATATGATTCATCTATCGGTGGATTAAAACTAACAGATCCAACAGCAAATGCCACTGGTACTTATGATTTTGTTGATACGTTAGATCTTGGCAATACATTTTCCCTTACATTAAAACGACACTTTCAAGGGGAAGGGTTCTATGTTGGAGATCAATTTGATAACAGAACAGAAAATATAGACACTTGGACAGATTTTGATGGATCAGTTGCTAATGAAGCTAATGCAAAGATAGCTGTTCGGACTACAACAGATAATCCAAGTGGATCACCTACTTATACAGATTTTAATGACTTTGCTAATGGTACTTTTAGAGCTAGAGGATTTCAATTTAGAATTACATTAGAAACAAGTGATACTGCACAAAATATGAATTTACAACAAGCAGGATATACAGCAACAATGCAATCTAGAACAGAACAATCATCTGTTATAGCGTCTGGAGCAGGAGCAAAAGCAGTTACATTTACATCACCATTTTTTGTTGGAACATCTGCACTCGGCAATCTAAATAGTTTTTTACCAGCAGTTACTATATCGGCACAGAATATGGCAACAGGAGATTAT